ATTTTGCTAAACTAGATGAAAATGATGTGGTGGTAGATGTACACGCATTAAACAACATTGAGATGCTAACTACCGAAGGTGTAGAGTCAGAAGACATGGGCAAGGCACGTTATGGCATTGTACAAAGCAATGCAGTACGACAAATTACAACAATCTAAGCCTCAACTAAACAAGAGGGTTAGTGAACCGCCTAAGACTATTAAGTCTGGTAACAGTAATACAGCAACAAATACTGACCAGCATAAGAAGGCTATGGCTCAATTACAAAAAACAGGCAAAATCCGTGATGCGGTTTCTGCTTTTGAAAACTTTATTTAAGGAATTATCATGGCAACATATCAAACCTATACCGCCATTGGTCAACGTGAAGACTTGGCTAATGTAATCTACAACATCTCTCCTACAGATACTCCATTCATGACATCTGTTGGTAAGACTTCTGCTACTGCCGTATACCACGAGTGGCAAAAAGACAGCTTGGCTGCTGTTAACACTTCTAACGCTGTAGTTGAGGGCGCTGCTGCATCTGATGCAACATTGTCACCTACTACTCGTATCGGTAACCGTACTCAAATCTCTGCTAAAACTGTTAAAGTTTCTGGTACTTTGGAAACAGTTAACAAAGCTGGTCGTAAATCTGAGAAAGCATACCAATTGGCTAAGGCTTCTGCCGAAATCAAACGTGACATGGAAGCTATCTTATTAAGCAACCAAGTTGCTGCTGCTGGTGATGCTACAACTGCTCGTACTTTGGGTGGTCTACAAACATGGTTAGCTTCAAACACTTCTAACGGTTCTGGTGGTTCTGCTGGTGCTTCTGGTACTACTGCTCGTACTACTGGTACTGACCGTGCTTTCACACAAACTATCTTGAACACAGTTATCCAATCTGCTTACGTAAGCGGTGGTTCACCAACAATCTTGATGGTAACTCCAGCTCAAAAAGTAGTTGCATCTACATTTGCCGGTATCGCTACACGTTACAAAGATATCCCAAGCAACGTACAAGCATCTATCATCGCTGCTGCTGACGTGTTTGTTTCAGACTTTGGTACTATCTCTATCGTGCCTAACCGTTTCATTCCTAACTCAGACAATGATGACGTAGCATTCTTACTAGACCCAGAAATGGCTTCAGTAGCTTACTTACGTCCATTCCAAACTAATGAGCTAGCCAAAACTGGCGATGCTGATGTAACTCAACTATTGGTAGAGTACACATTAGAAGTTAAGAACGAAGCAGCACACGGTATCATCGCTGACTTAACTTAATAGTTAGTTAGATATGTGGGGAGGGGAAACTCTCCCCCATTATGAGGTCTTATGAGCAATATAATATCCAACGGCATTACAGATACATCATTCATAGATAACGGTGATGAGCTAATCATTGCTAAGAGCCAAGACATAACTGGCATACTTGAGATGAATAAGCGTGAGTACGCTGCTCAAGACGAACGTAAAAGATGGAGTGAGGATGCATTCGGCAACAAGGTAGCATCTATACCGCTCACAGTTTTCGCAGAATTAGAAAAGCAAGGCATAACACGAGGCTTTGCAGTAATAGACAAGAAAAGATTTAACGCATGGTTAAACGACCCTGATAACAGGGCATTTCGCACAAGGGCAGGGCGCATCTAATGGCATTGACAAACTACGCAGACTTACAGACTACGATTGCCAGTTACCTAGCACGTAGCGATTTAACGGCAATGATTCCTGACTTTATCAGGCTTGCTGAAACACGTTTACGTAGGGAGTTACGTATTCGCCAAATGCTAAAGGTAGTAACCACAACAGCAGTAGCAGGCGATTCTACAGTAGAGTTACCGTCAGACTTCTTGCAGATGCGTGACATACACCTAAACACAAACCCAGTTGCAACATTAGAGTACCAGTCACCTAGCGCATTATTCCGTAACTCTCGCACTATGGACTCTGGTCTACCGCATCAATATACTGTCCTAGCACAAGAGTTTCAATTATCTCCAGTACCAGACAGTAACTACACAATAGAACTTCTATATTACGCAGCACCAGTATTCATGAGCAGCACAGTACCATCAAATGCGTTTATGGCTATCTGTCCAGACCTGTTACTTTACGGTGCTTTGGGTGAGGCAGAACCTTATCTTATGAATGACTCACGTCTACAGACTTGGGCAACAATGTATGACCGAGGTTTAACTGCTTTAACCGTATCAGATGACCAAGGCGAATATGCTGGGTCACCTATTTCAATCTCAATAGCAACACGATAAAGGAATTATTATGTCAGAAATGTCCAATTACCTAGAAAATGCTCTAATCAATGTAACGCTACGCGCTACAGCTTACACAGCACCAACAACAATTTACGTGGCACTTTACACAAGTGACCCTACAGATGCTAATACAGGTACAGAAGTATCTGGTGGCTCTTACGCACGTACATCAGTAACATTTGCTGCACCATCTAACGGTGCTAGTCTATCTAACGCAGACTGCACATTCCCACAGGCTACAGGCTCATGGGGTACAGTAGGTTGGATTGGCTTAATGGATGCATCAACATCCGGTAATCTTTTATACCACACTCCATTAGACGTATCTAAAGCAATTGATACTGGCGATATATTCAAAATCGCTTCAGGTAGCCTTTCAGTAACATTATCTTAGGGGTAAGTTATGCCTCTTATAGTCAAGGATAGGGTACAGGAAACATCTACCACTACTGGTACTGGCACTCTTACACTTGCCGGTGCTGTTAGTGGCTTTCAAACATTTTCCTCTGCAATAGGTAACGGAAATACAACTTACTACGCTATCGTAGGCGGTTCTGAGTGGGAGGTAGGACTAGGAACTGTTGCTGCCGGTACATTGGCTAGGACTACAGTTATTGCATCGTCTACAGGCTCTGCTGTATCGTTTAGCGCAGGTACTAAAAACGTATTCTGTACCTATCCTGCTGACCGTGCTGTAGTTGAAGACGAAACGCTTACTGCTTACGCTCCACAACTTGCTGCATCAAATGGTCTAGTGCTAAACAACATGACAATCAGCGCAAACTACACAATACCTACAGGCTACTCTGCTAGTTCTGTTGGCGCAGTAACCATCAATAGTGGTGTAACAGTAACCGTGCCATCAGGCAGTCGCTGGGTAGTTCTTTAAGGAAACAATATGGCTTCAATTATTAATGCCTCAACGAGCGGTGTAGGTGGTGTAATTACCACAGCAGATAATACTGGCGATTTAAACATACAAAGCGGTGGCTCTACTAAGCTAGCTGTTACATCATCAGGTGTAGCGGTGACTGGATTAAGCAAAGGTTCTTTACCTACTGGAAGTGTGTTGCAAGTGGTGCAAGCTACTAGTACTGGCTCGCAAGCATCAACATCATCAACATCTTATGCTACAAGTAACTTTAGTGTATCTATTACACCAACTTCTTCTACAAGCAAAGTATTGATAAATTATTCTGGCGCATATTCCCTTAACCCAGCAGCAACAGGATTGTTTATCACAATCTATAGGAATGCGACTGATTTAGGGGCTATTAATAAAGTATTAGTAACTGCTGGATATATTGCCACTAGTCCTATTAATGCAATTTATCTTGATTCTCCAGCCACCACATCAGCTACGACATACACCATTTATTTTAAGAGCGTAAGTGGACTTGTTTATATAAATGCAAATGAGGCTCTTTCAACTTTAACTGCCATGGAGATAGCAGCATGAGGATAGCAGACGCAATCTATAAACTATATCCACAAGTGGTTCGCACAGTTGGCGATGAAGCCTTTGATGCTGACGGCAATCAAGTCACATACGACCTAGCCTTAGTTCAAGCAGAACAAGCAGCAGAAGCCAAGCGTCAAGAGGCACTAGCCTACCTAGCATCAACAGATTACATGATGACTGCTGACTACGACAAAGACACAACAGCAGTTCGTGCGTTAAGGGCTGAAGCTCGTAATGTAATAAGAGGAGTAGCATAATGAGTGCAGCGGTTTTAGCTGGAGATACCAGCGGTAGCATGACCTTACAAGCACCAGCAGTAGCAGGGTCTACTGT